GCACAAAAGCGTTTTAGACTTCCAGGTGAAATAGATATTGCTAGTCAACAATTCGAAATTGAATATGTATTATCTAGTAGAAACTATTCAGCAGTACGAAGCGGTGTAGCTACTTTAACTGTTAACGGTATAGACAAAACTGTAACAGTATCAGATGCATACGATTATATCGGCACAACTGCGTACGAAGATGCAATTTCATTTAGTGCCTTAATTCAGGATGCTGACGGCGATGCAGAAAACGAAACAATTGATGTTTTATTATCTAGCACTATGCCTGTTGATGATTTAACACAACTAGAATTTAAGATTAGAAATAGAAAAACAACAATCGACGCCACTGGTGAGTAATGTTTGACAAAACATATGAAGACAGGCTAGTCTCATGGGTTGCTTTTAGGCACAGCCTTGAGCAGTCAACAGATCCTATTCAAGATGTTATCGACTGCTATAACACTTCTCCAACAGTAAGCATTCACATAGATCCTTGGGATCAAAAAACTTGGCCAGACCCTTGGCAACTTATACAAGAAAATCAGTACTGTGAGTTCGCTCGCGTACTAGGTATGTGTTATTCACTACAGTTAACAGATCGTTTTAATGGTTCTAATTTTGAGATACATATCACTACAGACTACGATAAATCAGAGAATTATTACATATTAGTGGTAGACAAATACGCAATAGGATACTATAATAACATATACGTATTTGTTGACGATCTACCATCGTCGTTGGTGAGCCAGAAAATTTACAGCATGCCGCGTAGGCAATAAATATCAATTATAAGAAAAGAACTAGGAGAGAGAATGTCAAATGGAACAATGATCGTCAAGCGTGACGGTACAAAAGAACACCTTAACATTGATAAAATACACTTTGTTGTTGAGGAAGCCTGCAAGGGATTAGCAGGAGTTAGTAGCAGCCAAATTGAAATGAATGCAAATTTGCAGTTTTATGATGGCATGACAACACACGAAATACAAGAAATCTTAATTCGCAGCGCAAATGATCTTATCAGTTTAGACTCTCCTAACTATCAATATGCAGCAGCGCGACTTTTAAGTTATGCTTTATACAAACAAGTTTTTGGTGCATATGATGCTATTAGCTTTGAAGACATTATTAAAGCTAATGTCAACCGTAGAATATATGACACAGAGATTTTAGAAAAATATTCTAGCGAAGAACTAATGCGCTTAGGAGCATACATTAATCACAAGCGTGATGAAAACTTTACATACGCAGGTCTGCGCCAAGTAGTTGACAAATATCTTGTACAAGATCGTAGCTCGAGTGAGATATTTGAAACTCCCCAGTTTATGTATATGATGATTGCTGCAACATTGTTTGCAAATTATCCTAAAGAAGACCGTATGTATTATGTAAGGAGATATTATGATGCGACCTCACTTTTTAAAGTCAATATCCCAACACCGGTCATGGCAGGAGTACGCACGCCGGTTCGCCAGTTTGCAAGCTGTGTGCTTGTTGACAGTGACGATACCATTGATAGCATCTTTACCAGCGATATGGCTATTGGACGCTATACTGCACAACGAGCAGGAATTGGCATCAACGCAGGACGAATCCGCGGAGTAAACTCACGCATTAGAGGCGGCGAAGTAGCACACACTGGTATTGTCCCGTTTCTAAAGAAGTTTGAATCGACTGTACGTTGCTGTACACAAAACGGTGTACGCGGTGGCAGTGCTACAGTACATTTTCCGTTCTGGCATCAAGAGATTCAAGATATACTTGTACTAAAGAATAATAAAGGAACAGAAGACAATCGTGTACGCAAACTAGACTACAGCATACAGTTGAATAAAACCATGTATGAACGATTGTTATCCGGTGGCGATATTACTCTTTTTTCGCCGCATGATGTGCCTGGATTGTACGAAGCATACTTTGGTGACAGTTTAAAATTCCAAGAGCTATACGAAATGTATGAGCGCAAAACTAGTATTAAAAAGAAACGTGTTTCTGCAATGGAACTGTTTAGTGCATTGATCAAAGAACGTGCAGAAACAGGACGTATCTATATCATGAACGTAGATCACTGTAATACACACAGTAGTTTTAAAGACACAGTTTACATGAGTAACTTATGCCAAGAAATTACATTGCCTACTAAGCCGTTAAATCATATCGACGATCCAGAAGGTGAAATTGCATTGTGTATCCTTAGTGCTATTAACGTAGGTATTATTAAGAGCTTAGACGAGCTAGAAGAACTATGCGAACTAGCAGTACGTGCGCTAGAGGAAATTATCGATTACCAACGCTATCCTATTCTAGCAGCAGAGAAGTCAACTAAAGCTCGTCGTAGCTTAGGCATTGGTTATGTTGGACTTGCACACTACCTTGCTAAGAACAAAGCTAGCTATGCAGACCCAGCAGCATGGAAACTTGTACACGACTTAACAGAAGCATTTCAATACTACTTGCTAAAAGCATCTAACAAACTTGCACAAGAACGCGGAGCATGTGAGTACTTTAATCGTACTAAATACGCAGACGGCATCCTTCCTATTGATACATACAAAAAGGAAGTAGATACAATTGTGGAGAACAAGTTAAATTATGATTGGGATAGTTTACGAGCTGACATCTTACAGTACGGGCTACGGCACTCAACATTGTCCGCACAGATGCCTTCGGAGAGCAGTTCCGTTGTGTCGAACGCAACAAATGGTATCGAGCCACCTAGAGGCTACTTGTCCGTTAAGAAGTCAAAGAAAGGGCCTCTTAAGCAGATTGTTCCACAGTATCAAACTCTAAAGAACCACTACACATTGTTATGGGAAATGCCTAACAACACAGGATATATTAATGTTGTTGCTGTTATGCAAAAGTTCTTTGATCAAGCTATTAGTGGTAACTGGAGTTACAACCCTACTCACTACGAGAACAACGAAGTACCTATGAGTCAAATGATACAGGACTTACTAACAACTTACAAGTTAGGTTGGAAGACTAGTTACTATCAAAACACTTATGATTACAAAACTGATCCAAGTGATCTTGAAGATGATATGCCACAAGCGGCATTACTACAAAGCGTAGTAACTGATGATGATGAAGCCTGTGAGGCTTGTGCAATTTAAAGATTGACAACCTACGCATATTAATATATACTGTTAATATGCGTATACACACATAGATATAGGATTATAAGATAGATGGCAAAGACAATTTTTAATCAAACAAAAGTTGATTTTACAAAACAAAATATGTTTTTTGGTGAAGACATGAACACGCAGCGTTACGATACGTTTCGTTTCCCAGTGTTTGACAAACTAAATCAAACAATGCTTGGTTACTTTTGGCGCCCTGAAGAAGTTAGTTTGCAGAAAGATCGTGCAGACTTTGCTAACTTCCGCCCCGAGCAAAAACATATCTTCACATCCAATCTCAAATATCAAACACTGCTTGACAGTGTCCAAGGACGTGGTCCATGCCTGGCATTTTTGCCGCATGTATCGTTGCCTGAACTAGAAGGATGTATTGTTACTTGGGATTTCTTTGAAACAATCCACTCACGTAGTTATACACACATTATGAAGAACGTGTATGCTGACCCGTCAGAAGTGTTTGATACTATTCTAGATGACGAGAAGATTATTGCCCGTGCAACTAGTGTAACCAAACATTATGATGCTTTTACAACAGCAGCAGATGCTTACACACACCGTGGCGAAGGCAATATGCATGATGTTAAGAAACGCTTATACATGGCAATGATGACTGTTAACATCCTAGAAGGCTTGCGGTTCTATGTTAGTTTTGCATGTACATTTGGCTTTGGAGAACTAAAGTTAATGGAAGGTAGTGCTAAGATTATTAGTCTTATTGCTCGTGACGAAGCACAGCATCTTGCACTAAGCACACACGTATTGAAACTTTGGGCGCAAGGTAAAGATGATCCAGAGATGGCTAGTGTTGCTAAAGAGTGTGAAGAAGAAGTATACGAACTTTGGCGCGAATGTGTTCTAGAAGAAAAAGACTGGGCAGAGTACTTGTTCAAAGATGGATCAATGATCGGATTGAATGTTACACTGCTTAATCAATATGTTGAATACATTGCTAATCGTAGACTGAAAGCACTTAACTTACAAGCAATCTTTAATCAACCAATTAATACTAATCCACTACCGTGGACACAGCATTGGTTGTCTAGTTCGGGTTTGCAGGTCGCTCCTCAGGAAACAGAGGTCGAGTCCTATATCGTTGGCGGCATTAAACAAGACGTGTCAACAGAAAGTTTAAAAGGTTTTAGTTTATGAGTGTAGAAATTTACGGCAAGCCGGCTTGTCCGTTTTGTGAAAAAGCAAAAGCACTATGCGAGACTAGACATCTCGCATACAACTATTATCAATTAGACAAAGACTTTACTCGTGAAGAATTGTTTGAGCAGTTTCCAACTGCAAGAACATTCCCACAAATTAAAATAAATGATCAAGCAATAGGCGGTTACGAACAGTTGGTCACCTATATTGAAGAAACAGGCTATAATGGCACAGGCCATTCACTAGGAACATAAATGTTAATTGAAACACCATACAAAGTAGGCGATAACGTCTCATTTAAATTAAACTCAGGCGAAGAAATTATTGGACGACTCGAAGCGGAAGATGCAAAATCTTTTACTGTACGTAAGCCAATGGTTCTTATTGCACAACAACAGGGACTAGGTCTAGCACCTTTCATGTTTAGTGTATCACCTGACGGTAAGTTTGTATTACAGGCTAC